AGCAGCCCGTTATTGTTAGTTCGCTCACGTTCTGTGACGGGACATTTCCAGATCGTTGTGCGACTGTGGAATACCCATCCAGCAGATTCAAACTCCTGAATGCATGCACCCGGAAAGTCAATCAGACCAGTCGTTCCGTAGATGTTTGCGTAACGCGGCAGGTCTTTAACGTGGATCGCACAGATCCGTCCCGGCATGGTAACGCGAAACATTTCGCGAATGGCATATGAGTAGTGCTGAAAAAACTCAGCATCACTAGCTGCGTTCCCCATATCGTTTTCGCTGTCACTGTAAATATACAATGACGAAAACGGTGGCGAGTGAATCCCGAAGTGTATCGAGTCATCAGGCAGTCCTTGTAACACTTCGCAGCAGTCGCCGTTGTAAAGAGTCCAATCTTCACCTGATTCAACATTCAGACATTGAGCAACCATGACGGAATCTCCATTTCAACTTGTGGTGAGTATTTGTCACGAACTAGTTCCATTCGTGCGGCACTGTGTTGTGCCCGCTGCATCGCCAGTACCATCTCTGCCTTCATTGCCTCGTGCTCAGAACGCTTGCGGTCAATCGTTTGTGAGATACATCCTTCACCGTCAGCGGCGACAATGTGACAGTTCACTGCCTGAGTCTGACCGAATCTCCAGATACGTCGCACGGCTTGATAAAACCGCTCATAGCTATAACTCAGTCCCACAAATGCCGTGTTACGGCAGTGTTGCCAGTTCATGCCGAACCCGGCAATCTCTGGCTTACTGATAATCACACGGCGTTCACCTATTGAAAACTGATTCAGCTTCCGCTCTTTGTCCCGTTCTTTGTCGCTGCCCCTGACTTCAATAACGTCAGGCTCAATCGGACGAATCGCAGAGAGCAGGGCATCTGCTTCGTAGTTAGTGTCACACCAGACGCACCAAGCTCCGTTGGACTCATCTGCTGCAATCAGTTCCGCGACACAATCTGCACGTGAGGAAGCACTCTGCCGTTTGACGGAATGAATCGATGTTGCATTCAATTCCATCGACGCCCCGAACAGCAGTCCAGTTCTTGAGTCCGGCTTCGTTTCAATTTCTACGGTATGCTCCTGCGTTCTTAACGGTGGGAGTTCATATCCGTCGTCGCTGAAACACCCCATATCAGAAGGGCGTTCCAGGCACGTCGCCCAGCTCGCTACCCAATCCCAGAAATCAGCAGTCGCGTGGCCTTTAATCCGATAGCCGCCGGCCTTCATCGTGTCGTTGATGAACCACCGCGACAACATCTCATTGGACGGCATAACGCCCAGGAATTCTGCATGGTTGCCGAGTTCCATGTAATCGTTCGGAGCCGGTGTTGCCGTGCATGCAAGTCGGTATGGTGTCTCAGCATACGCCTCAATCAATCCACGTTTTGTGCTGCCGGTGAACGACTTCAGAATACTGGATTCATCGAGCACCACACCGGCGAACTGTGACGGGTCGAACTTGTGCAGTTTTTCGTAATTGGTAACAACAATGCCGGCGGCATCTGGAATATCTTCACCAGAATTAACTGCCACAACAGGTACATCGATTCCGCAGGCGTCCGCCTCACGGATTGTTTGCTGGCGTACTCCGACCGGGCAATGCAACATGACATGCCGGCCGGTGTGCTTAACAACCATCGCAGCCCACGAAAGCTGTTGCCTGGTTTTACCAAGGCCGCAGTCCTCAAACAGTGCAGCCCGGCCACGTTGCAGGGATGAAAGAACGACGGCTCGTTGCCAATCGAACAGGTCATAAGGCAGTGAGTCAACACTAAAGCCTTGAGGTTTTAGTGTTCGCGTCTTCCGTTTAATGAATTCATGGTAATCATTCACGCTGTTAGTTCCTTAAATCGTGTGCGAAACATCTGCTCAGCTTCCCAAGCCTCACACAAGTTGATCGGCCACGGGCTTGGCTCGTATTTGCCGTCAGACGGCCACACTAAACCTGAACGCATCAGATCGCGGCGTTCCGTGGCTAGTGCTCGCTGGTCAGCGTTGTAAACTTCACGACTGCGTATTTGCTGAAACACTTCCGGCACCTTGAACGCTTCACAAATCGCGCGATCGATGCCGGCCTCCACCTCGTGAATATCGAGGCACCCGATATGCACTTCATCTTTCCACGGTCCCGGCCAGTCGCCGAGATACGTCTCTGCCGCGTCGTGCAGTAACCCCGCGAGCTTGAAGCCATCAGGGCACAGGTCACACACGAGCAGCGAGTGCTCAGCCACAGAATAAGGAAACATCGTTGCACCATTGAACCTGTTAATCTGACCGAGGCCGCCTGCAATGTCCTCAATGCAGATCGCGTCAGGATCAGGGTTGAAGATGTCAAACTTCTTGCCTGTGTATGTTTGCGTCCAAGTCAAAACGGCACCTCACTTTCATCATTAACATTGACGGTTAGTGGCTCGCCCATGTGAACAGCCACGATCTCCGGCCACTGCTTGCCGGCTGTTGTGCGTACCACTATCGAATGCGGGCATTGCAGATGGCCCGCGTCAGCCAGCTCGACCGCTTCGTCAGTGTCCTCAGGGCAGTCGAGATCGGTACGTTTCTCCCACCACGCCTTCGCTTTACTTCTCGCCCATCCGGTGTGCTCAATACACACCCACTCACTGACGTTGCCACCAAGGTAGATGGAATACGTCACTCGCATCGTTCGCGGAGCATCGTCAGCCGCTCCGCGTTTTTTGTGGACGCTGTAGGCAATGTCTGTTACCTCAAACGTCTCATCTGTGAATTGCGGCTCGTCCTTGCTGAGGATGCTCTGGTCGCTTGCCGTGGTGGAGTGTGGGTCTTTCTCCGGTGGTGGAAATTCATTGCCACATTCCGGGCATTCACGATGCCCGGCAGCCACCAGTTCGTGGCAGTTCTCACATTCCTTGACCGGAGCCTCACCGCCGCCCGTTGGCCGTTTGTTGACAACCTGAATTCGATCAACCGGCCCGTGCCTGACGATGTTGTCGCCATAGTCGAGAATCAGGCAGTCACTTTTCGAATCGTGCAACCGGAACCCTCGCCCGACCATCTGGTAATACAGACCCGGCGAAAGTGTCGCCCGCAACAACACCACGCAATCCACATTCGGAGCGTCAAATCCAGTCGTCAGCACATTGACGTTTGACAGATATTTCAGCTCACCCGACTTGAAGCGAGCAAGCGTCTTTGCTCGCTCATCGCTGTCGGTTTCACCGCAGATGAACCCGCATTCTTTGGCTGCGAAGTTGTTGATGTTGTAGGCGACGTTCATGCCGTGCTGCACGCCGCTGGTAAAGATCAGCACGCTATGCCGATCGGCGGTCAGTTCCGCGATCTCGCCGCACGCACGGCCAACTAGCAGGTCATCGTTGAAGGCGTCTTCCAGTTCGTCCTGCATGTACTCGCCACCACGCACATGCACTGTTGACAGGTCAGCCTTTTGCGTTCCGCTCTTGGATTTCAGCGGGCATAGAAATCCCTGATCAATCAGCTCAGCCACACCGATCTCATAGCAGATGTCATTGAGAAAGTGATCAGGCTCGCAGATCAACCCATCTTTGAGCCGGTACGGCGTAGCGGTGAGACCCACCACCCGCAACGCAGGATTAACGACCAACGCATCTGCCAGCAGTTGCCGATACATCCCCTCGCCATTGAGCGGCACCAGGTGTGCCTCGTCAACAATGATCAGGGCAAAACGGCCCAGCTCAGTGGCTCGCCGGTAGACGGACTGAATCCCCGCGACCACAACCGGCGAATCTTTCTCCCGGCTATTGAGTCCCGCCGAGTACAGCCCAACTTCGATGTCAGGGCAGATGGCCTGCAACGCCTGTTGTTGTTGCAGTAGTAGTTCCTTGACATGTGAGATAACCAGCACCCGCCCACCCCGAATAACCACATCGGAGCAAATCTGAGCGAGAAGCGGAGTCTTTCCGCCGCCAGTAGGGATGACAACAACAGGGTTGCCGCTGTTGTTGCCGAGATATTGATAGACAGCATCTACGGCGGCTGACTGGTAGTCCCTGAGCTGCATTTTGAGTGAATCCTTTCGGCCAGTTGTGTGAGTTGTGCGAGTGGCACAATTGCCACCCATTGCTGTTTGTTCTTTCGGTGAAGCACGACCGGCACATCGTCTACGCCGGCATCCATCGTCGCCTGATCCATCGCGGCATACAGGTTGAGTCGTTCAGTTCGCTTGACCTCAAAATGCACACCGTCCAGATCAGTAACGATGTCTTCACCTTCCAGCCCAGAGAATTGCTGCCCACGTCGAGCAGCAATCCCCAGAGCGTCGGTAACTGCTTTCGCGGCTTCCAGTTCTCCGCGTTTGCCTTTGTTGCGTGAGTTGATTCGCACTCACCTTTCTACTTCGCCCAAGGAACGCCAGCTGTCGCTGGCTTAGCCGATGCACCACTCACAGCGGCATAACCAGCAATGCGGTTTGTGAACTCGCCCGGCTTATCATTGCGGGCTTCTACTTTGATCGATGCAACAAACGGCTTGCCGTGCAACTCCATCGCGTCTCGCGGCTGAATCACACCGACTGCATGACAGATCGCAGACAGCGTTCGCTTGGCAATCTCAACTGCCGTTGCATTCGGGTTGTCGAGATTCAGCCGCTCAAACACTCGCCGGCCTTTGCACTCGCCATCGATCACCTCGATGTTGAGTTCCAGATAATGACCGTTGCCGCTCGCTGTCGACTTCTCTTCGCTGGCCGAGATCACGCAAACGTAATCACCGTTTGGTAACGGCTCGAACGGCTTGCTCGGCTCCACCTGTGACGCATCAAACCCACTGACCAAACTCATAACGCGATCCCTCAAAATGAAACTGCTGATTGATACTCCGACCACACGAGTGGCAGAGTTTCGGGCAACGCTGCCCTGTTCTTGGCGAGGTGCGACGGTCGCTCACTGGTGTGAACGATCCGCTCACCCACTCCCACTCCCTGCGTTCGCTTGTCAAACCCTTCGCCACTGGTTTTTACGAAGGTCTGATAATTCGCGAACAACACTTCGTCACACCATTCCTGCACAATCCCTGACGCGAGCTTGTGTAGCTTTGGTGAGTACCGATCGAAGGCGTCATTGTCTGGCGGCTGAAAACGCTCAATCTTCGCGTGTGCCAGCAACAGGCACGTCATGCCCTTATTGTCACGCAACCAATCCAACGCCCGCAGCACTTGCCGCCACTGCTTCAGGGCGAACGTGTAGCCCTTCGCGTAGCCGATATCTTCGATCGACTTCACGCCGTGCTCGATTTCGACAGCACCCCAGATGAGCCGCTCGAGCCAGTCGAGTGAGTCAATCACGAGTGTCTTCCGGTCATGGTCTTCGCTCGCCAGTTGTTGCAGGTAGCCGTCAAATTCCTCAAACGTCTGCGACAGCGGGAACGACTCGCAGTCGATATCTGCGATCCCGTCCTCAGTTGGCAGGAACACAGCGTCAGGTGCATCTGCCGCAAACGTGCTTTTGCCGATCCCATGCACGCCATACAGCAACACTCGCCGCGGCTTATGTTGTTTACCCTTAGATGTGCTCAGCGGCATCTGTTTTCTCCCTGATGTAAGTGTCGATGTATATGGTGCCATCGTCGTTTGCGATGTGGTGAACGGCCTGTCCGATTACGACCCACCTGTCCTCGCCCGGCCCGACAAACTCAGCGAGGTTGTTATTGGCATTCATCGTGTGCTCGATTGCTGTTTGGCAATCTTCACGAGCCGCGATCAGGTCAGTCACGCAGCCTTGCAGTTGTGTCATGGGCCTTACCACAGCAAAGACTGCTGAGAGTCTGTCGGCGTCTTCTTTGTAGAACATTTCGCATCCTTCTTGTGTGAGTGTGGAGTTGGTAAATCAATCTCTTCCGAGTGGTCCGGTGACCACTCGGCGTCGCCAGTGCCGTCGACCAGCGGCACCCAATTGAGGAAGTCCTGGCCGTCCTCGTTTGCCGTATCTGTGGCCAGGACGATTCGCATGTCGCCTTTGCCTTTAATCTTCGCGATCGCCCGCGAACATCCCTGACCCACCATGACTCGCAACGCAGCCCCGATGTGGCATTTGTCAGGATTCCAGTGCTTCCAATTGCTGAGAACGTGCAGGAATATTTCCTGCCGCACATCCTCAGCGTCGTGCTCGTTCAGCGAATAACCAAACTTGACACGCTCAGCTGTGCTGTCGACCAGTAGCGTCAACAGACAATCAGATTCAGAGCCTCTGCGAGTGCGTCCGGGTACTCCGAATGGACCTTCCATGACGTTGCTCCCATTAAGCGGAAAGCGGCATCAGCAGGTAACGCAACCCGCCATCATGCGAGAACAGCAATGGTGACTCGCTATCGATGTAATCGAGAGTGAGTTCGCAGTCGCCACCGACTTTGTTAAGCAGTGGCAACAGGTAGTCTGAATTTATGGTCATGCGGGCCATGTCGCCAAACTCAAGCTGGCGAGTAATACGACTTCGCCCAACATCGGCAGCGTGGCTGGTGATGGTGATACCAGCATCATTAAAGGTTACATTCAGTCCGCGTGACTCTTCGCTCGTTGTGATGGCAGCTGACTTCAAGCTGGCCGAAAGCTCGCCCGCCGGAAACTCAAACTGGCTTTGCTTTGTGTCAGGCATCACCTTCCGCCAGTCAGGGAACCGGCCTGCAACGAGTGGTGAGTGAATCACCGCATCACCGCAGCGGAACACGATGCCACCAGTCAGGCCGTAGGCAAACGACATCTCACCAGCATTGCCGCAAATTGCCATTAACGTCTTGAGCGTTTTGAGCGGAACGACGGCGTCAGTATCACTGTCGGCATTGCCTTCACACTCGCAATCGATCTCGCAAATACTGAGACGGCGTCCGTCAGTTGCCACCAAACCGAGTGTGTCCGCGTTAATGAAGTCGAACAGCACTCCACCGAGTGCATATCGAGTTGACTCGGCATCTACAGACAGGATCGAGATTGCCAACCCGTTAGTAATTGCATCGCAGTCGACGTTGTAGTTGCGGCCAGTGTCAGGCACACCTGAAAACTGCCAGTCATCGACATCTGGGGATTGAAGCTCCCATGTGTCAGCCCCGCAGGTGATCGACTGCTCAGAGAATTCGATCTCGTCACCGGTTGCCACATCGAGGAGACGTGTAAACGCTTTTGCCGGCAACAGCCGCGAGAACTCTGGCGTTGCACAGTCGCCAATAGTGACGAACACCTCACCATCGGTGGCAGCCAGTGAGAACGCCGTGCCTGCAATGTCGAGCCGAACGTACTGATAGATTTCCTTCGGCGTCTTTGCCGGGCAGATCCCTGCAACCTGCTTCCATGCGGCTTTTAGTTTCTCAACTGAACATCTCATAGTTGTTCTCCGTTGTTGTAATGGGAAATGTCGTCACAGTGAAATAGTGCCTCGCCGCGTGCAAAGCGTTGTGCGTACACTGCAATTCTGTCTTCGCTACCAACTTCCACGCTGGTGGCATGCTGCGGCGTAAGTGGCGGCAGAGCAGAGTCGATGGCATCAACGATCGAGCCGATCGCGAAATGGTCAGGGTTCCGCATCACGCTGCTGACGGCTCGTGCTGAGTACGCTCGCCGGATTAAGTGGTCGCCATATTCAATCGCCCGCTGGCTCCGCTGCCGCATCATGTTGCTGACACCGACAGCCGTGAGGTTGCGTTGCCGCATGCGTTGTGTGAGTAGTGACTCCATGTCTGTTATCTCCGTGCGTAGTTACAGCCGTTGCACCGTGTCGATAAATCAACAGGGCACATTGACAGGGATTGGTGGGCAGCCGTCGCGAACGACTGCGGCGAAAGCATCTCGCCAGCGGCGAGACTCCGTTCTCTAGCGTTGTTCCTTCAGCCAGCTAAGTAACTCGCTACCCAGCACCATGATTCTCTGGCGGCTGAGGCGGATAACTGGCAGCTTCCTTTTCTCGATGTATGTGTAGACCGTTTTACGTCCACACTGGAGAATCTTCATCAGGTCATCGGTGTTGTAGAGTTGCTTGGAATCAATCTGCATCAGGCGAGGAGACTCCTTCCTATTTCGTCATTGACCTCGACCACCTGCCGGGCACCGGCAGCACAAACACGATTCAGAGACTGCTCAATGCGTCGCAGATGTGCTCCGCCAAGCGTGCCTAGCTTGAGCAGCATGGGATAATCCCGAGCCGTCTCGGCCAGTCGTGTCAGTGCATTGGCGATGCGTTGAAAACGCTGAGCCAGTTTGTGAAGTTCGTTGGGTGACGCGAATACTGGTGGTGTCTGCATGGTGGTGTTCCTCATTCAGTGTTTTTTTTGTGACTGCCCGCTGCGACGGAGCGGAGAGTAGGAGCAAGTTACGAGTCAGTCAACCGTGTGATTCAAAAATAGCACCAAAATAAGAACCCTAAAGCAATCAAAACAAACGCAACGCTTTGTATGCAAAAGGGTTGCGACAAATGTTGGAAATTTGAAAAATCCCCTATCATCGGAAAGGGCATCCGCTGGTTCGTTAACGCCCTGATCGACTTTGCTTACCCGGTCGACTGATCACGACGACCGCCGCAGATGCTTGCAGCCTGCAAACGTCGTCACGAATACGGCGGCCAATGCTGCCGGCCAATGCTGCCGGCAGCTTGCCGCGTTGATTACATCTCGCTGAACGGCTCATGTCCCTGAAAGTCAACTCCGCGGCCGTCGCGGCCAATATGGTCGTCATTGTGACCGGTCAACTTGCCGCCCCTGTCCACCGCTGATGATGGGTCGCACAGGGCAAATGTCTCGTTGTTGCTTTTATCCGCGTACCACGCCTTGACCATCACCGGTCCGCCAAAATCACATTCATTCAAAACAAACGTCCGAAGTCCATTGTGATCCCTGCCGGAAACAAATACGCATCGGCGACACTTTACGTTGCCGATTGTCGCGACAACTGCCCCTAGTCCTGTGTGGCTCATTCCGTTCGCCGGATGATCCACCAGCTCAACCCCGTTGCGGCTGAAGTAAAGGCGGGCAGTTCCGACTGGTGCGAGTTTCGTTGCTGTTGTCATCGTGTTTCCCCGATTGAGTTGGTTGCCGTTGTCTGACACGAACTTTATCGGCAACCGCCCCGCGTGTCAACGCTTTCGTTTTAAGAATCGGGAAAGAATTCGGAAAGTTTCTGAACCCGTCCGCCCCGCCAGCGAAACATTGGCCGCGACGATCAGCGATGTGCCGCACGCAGCACACCACGCACGTCCGGTGAGATAGCAGTTCTCTGCCCACCGGCCGACACCTTCACTGAACAGCTTCAGCACGAACGCTGTCACGAATGATGCCATCATGTGCCGTATGTGTCGCCTCGATGGTATTTACGTCGTGCAGGCGGCCTCTGAGGCTTCATTGGCCATCGGTCGAAGAGCACTTTTTGATGCACGCCACAGCCATCGCACGTGTACCACGCCGTGCCATACGAGTTTGCGGGCTGCTTGTCCGGTTCAACAGAATTCGTTGCACACTGAGCCTCACACTGCGGACAATGGAACGCCACAAGACGCGTCACGCTGCCTTTGACGTCAACCCAATCATCACGTGCGATCTTCGGCGGGCACAAATGCTTTCCCGGCTTACCCATCTCGCCGCACGTATGGCACCGGCACCATTGTCGTTTGATGGTCATACCGTGGATTCCCGAAAATCACCAAATAACACTGCGAGGCACCTGACGTTGGGTGGTAAAGCGGGTGGTAAGCCCGCCTCACTGCCCGTTCCGGCCCTCGTTGTGCCGTAGCCGCTCATCCAGTCGAGCCAGCGTGACTTCCAGATTGCTGACTGCCTTCGTTAATGCCCGTGTCGCTTCCACGCTGTCGGCCAGTCTCGATTGGATCATCGCTCTGTCCGGCAGGTAGGGTGACTCCGCTTGAACTATGCCGGCAACCTCGACTCGCGTAACAAACTCACGGCCTTCAATCATCCAGAACCCTGCCATTGCAATCACCACCGTGGCGAGAGTCACTACTGCCTGTCTCCATGTGTCGCTGTGCATCTACTCCCGTGGCCCTTCTGCGTTATCGTCCAGCCAGCTTTTCAAATCAGCCGCAGCCCGCTCGGCTCGTTTTTCGAGCCTGCGTTTTGCGATAAGTTTGCCCGCTTGCCCGGCGAAGCCGAGCCAGCCCTTTGACGCCAGCAAACCACCGAGAGCAGAACCCCCCAGATGGCTTGTTGCGAACGCTGCAATGATTCCCGCAACTGTTCCCATCAGTGTGCGAACCTCCGATGTACGAGTCCTGACAGCACACCAAACAGACCCCACAGGTAAGTCAGCGGCTTCTCTTTGGCACTGTCTTTCACGCCTTTGATTTCGGACAGAGCGGTCGCTGCATCTTCTCTGATGTCTGCCACATCCGACTTCAGTGCAACCACCCCTTTGAGCTTTGTCAGCGGGTTGGCAGATTGAAGTTTGCCGATATCCTCTTTGGCCTTCAGTAACCCCGCCTCAACTCGCTTGACCGATTCCAAGGCACTATTGACCTGCGGCGATGGTGCAGCATCCTCGGCAGGCGGAGCCGCCGGTGAAGATCTGTCAAGTGGCGGAAACTTTGGCGATGGCTTTTCGCCCACGATTAACCGTGCCAGCCCATCGAAGACGCTGGCGATCCAACCAACCAGCCCGCCACGTCGATCAGGCTCATAGCCAACTCGATATTTGTCAGTGCCTCGCACCCAGATGACGGGAAAACCCAGCCCCGCCGGAGCTTCAGCAGTAGCTGAAAACTCCTTCGCCAACGCCGGATCACTCCACGCCCTGAGGTCAGGGTTCCAGTTGACGAACCGAAACTCGTATTCGCCGAGACGTCCTGCCTTCGCGTCAAGCTTCAGCCTCTCACACGGCCCACACCCATCAGCGGTAAAAACCACAACCGTTTGCCGATCGTAGGCAGTCAGAACTTGCCGCTCATTCATCGCCACACGAATAGAATCCAGCCCGATCCAGTACGATTTCGCATCGCCACTCATCGAGAGTATGCCGACAACTTCGTCCGCGGCATTGAACAGTGGTCCGCCACTGTTACCAGCGTCGCTGCCCCAATCAGTAACGACACCGCCAGACAGCTTAACCTGAAACGCTGAACCATCACGTATGGTGAATCCAACACGAGACACAGTGCCTCGGTTGAGTTGATAGTTGCCAGCGGGGTAGCCTGCCGACCACACGAGATCACCTGACTTGACAGATGTGCTTGCAACAGCCGCAAACGGCAATCGGGATTCAGTGCGTACTCGGTACGTTTGCACCTCGTCAATACCGTTAATTGGTGGCGAATGTTCCAGCTCAGCCGAAAACACTGACCCGTCCGGGAACGTCACCTTCACGATCTCGGCATCACCGCAGTGATCCGCAGTCAGAATCAGCCCATCAGCAGAAACGCAGACACCCGAACAGCCGGAGCTGAGCCGCACAACTGCCGATTCATTCGCGAGCGACAATCCCGGCAGCATCACCAACATGGCGACACCCCACCAGATCTTTTCTCTCATATCACCGACTCCACATCACGCCATAACAGTGGCGTCAGATATTTGTCCACAAAGTGATTGCGAACCAGATCCGCCCGATAACCAAGCACCCGATCATATAGCGAGTAAAACGGTGACGGATTGTGAATCACATCGCCATGCCTGTTAATCCGAACATGGTTTCCACTGTGGCGAAACCGCAGACAGGACGGAACACGTGGCACGATGTCGTTGCCGTTCACGTGCCGGTAATGCCGATCAAACGCCAGCAGATCGAACATCTCAGCAGATCGCCGGTCCATGCAGCGAGGCGAGCCGTACGTGTAGCAACCACTGAGCACCTCTCCACACAGTCCGTCCACGATCCGCAACGCGAACAACGACGCCAACGCACCGCCCATCGAATGACCTGTCACCCATACCGATGCGATATCGGCACCAAACAGGTCAGCACCGCCCGCTGTCAGTGATTCCTCACCAGCGTGGAAGCCGCTGTGTAGCTGATAACCACGCCAGTCATCTTTGCCAACGCTGAGATTAGTCAGCCAGTCATCAATATCATTGGTGCCAGCAAACGCCACGATCAGCGTATTGCCCTTGCGTGCCACATCCACCGACAGATGCCCGCGAGTGATGCGTTGCATGTCGAATCCATGCCGGGCGTAGTAGGCAACAGCCACATCCTCTGCCTGGTACGATTGGTCAGAACACTGGCAAAGCCAGTACGCTGCGGCAGGGGAGTATGTGCCGCGTTCCCAGTGTGTTGGATTCATGCCTGCAATTAGGCAGGCTGACGATCCGAGCAGGTTAAGCAGGTCTCGATGTCCGACTCTATCGGCGTGCCATACAGCACACAGCCGCCCTTGAGTAGCTCGCATTCCCAGACATCGACAGGATCGACCGCCGGCTGACCACAACACCGCCGCAGCTCGCACGTGCCGCGTTGTCTGCCCCGATATCGGCAGGATGAATCAGCTACTAGCGATGGCTCGAACGGTTCGGGAGTAAGAGTTGGCGATTGTTTTAGCATTTGCCGATACGCCGCCTGACGGCCGGGTGGCAGATGACTGAATCGATCGTGCAGACCCATCACTACTCCGTGATGTCAATGTAAAGATGCCCGGCGACGAGTTGCGAACCAACTCCGATGACTGTGTCAAGGCTGAAGCCAACCAGCCCCAGACTCAGCAGCACGTCGAGCTGGCAATTGTGCCCCCACGCCTGTCGGCCAACGAAATCGAACGAACCGCCACCACTGCCACTACTGGTCGCCCCAAACGGCACCATTGCCCCGCCGAAGACTCCAATAGTGACGTACACGCTGAGTGTGTTGGCGTCGATCCAGTCCCAATACGCATCGACGTTGATCCCTTGCCCCGGCGGGATCGCCGGCCAGTTGCCCGAGTTCTGAATAAAGTCCAGCAGTGCGTCACGCGTCTCACTGTTCGCGACTATGCCCGGTGATCCGGGGATTGTCTGGCTGAATCCATGACCAGGCAGGCTGATCGTAATTTCTGCCGAGCCGGACGTTGAAGAGAACGGATTAACGACACTGGCCTCGTGCTTCTCAGCGTTGTTCGGATAGCTCTTGTCCAGCGGTGCGGCTGCGGAACCGCACGGACCAAATCCGCCGAGTCCAAACTGATTGGTGATTCGCCGCCGATACCCGATGGCGACCGGGTCGAGGCTGTAACAGTCGGTCAGTTGAGTGAGCTGATTCGGCAATAGCCCTGTCGTGCAGACCGGATCGCTGGAACCGGGCATTGGCTGCTGACACTTGCCCAAGATGCCGTGAATGTTGACCCAGCTCGTTTCATTTGATCGACCTGCGCAGTCACTGCCGTACCACGGCACTGATAACCGATCGCCAACGCCCGCTGATTGACACGGCAACCGGATGTCTCGCTGAAAATGACCGGCGAAAGTCGGTGCGGTTGCTCGGCCTGCTGCACTATCTCCAGAGCCAGTGCAGGCGTCAGAGCTGTATTCGTCGGAATGGTCGATCGAGAACCAACCGTCGTAAGTCTTGCTCGGCACCGTCACACGTCCGACGAGTTGCACGCAGGGAGCGTACCAGATTTCGAGCGTCGCGGTTTCTGATGTGCCGCCCTGTCCGGCTCGGTACGTGGCGAACGTCGTAGTGCCGCGATAAACGTAGCCAGTACCGTAGACGGTACTGAGGATCGGCGAGTGCAGGTCTTCATCCCATGTCGGTGTCGATTCCAGTGTTAGCGGGCAACTGATACCCCGCATCTCGTATGGTTCCACATTGCTTTGTCCGGTGTGGTCCGGCATCGAAGCGGTAAGTGTGGAAAGGTTGACGAACGCTGCGGTGCAGGCCAGCCGATACTGAGCGTAGATGCCAACCGTATCGAGTCCGATCTTTGCCGAGACAGACGACGCGGCCGGCGGATTAGTGACCAGTCCTGTGTACTGACTAACAACATCGACACGATGCAGCATCACAAAAAGTCCGACTTCGTGCGTTTGCTGTGTAGCAATTGCGTCGACTGTCAGCCCGGCAGCACGCAGCTCGTCGATGGTGGCAAGACGATACTCGCCTGACCCATCCAATACGCGGGCGAATGTTGTTTGTTGCGAGTGCCAGCAGCGATCTTCCACGGGCGGAAAGAGCAGCGGATCGGAATACCCGAACGCTCCGCCATACAAAAACAGCAGGCCGTTGGCACGAATCGCGATCCCCCACGTCCGACTGGTTGATGGCCCGACCCACGACGGCCAGTCGCCAGAAACTGGCGGTGACTCCGAAAACGACTGACTGCGACCCGTGGCGAGAGCTGATACTGATCCGGCAGCGATGTGCGACACGTGAGAGAATGCGTCGAATGTTTCGCCGGTCCAGAGAATCTGCACCGCATGGAACTCGTCGGCAGTCGGTGCGATATCGTCAAATTCAAACCGCAGCGATCCGGGCGTTGCGTCGGGCCCGTTTCCTGCATACTGCGAGACTGACGCCGTGCCAGTGCAGTTGACAAGAACTGTTTCCTGAGTCAGCCCCGTAACATCTCCATCATCACAACGCCAGAGTTCCTCGACAGCGTCGAGTAGTTCGTTTGGTGCGGCCGGAACATCACCAGTGACGAGGTCGCGATGAAACTCGGCATACGTTGCCGCTGGCTCATCATCACAACAATGGCAACCAGCGTGACCGGGGCGAACACTCAACAGACGATATCCCTGCGAACGACTCGGAACTTATACGCGTGCGTTGATGTTTCTGGCAGATCATAGCTCGTTGCTGATCCACCGCCGGTTGCCGTTGACGTTGCAGCACAGCAATGGGTGATCGTGTACGTGTTCGCGTCCACCACACTGGCGACCAGTTGAACGCCCTGCATGTTCAGGCCACCAACCTCATCGCCGCCAACAATTACGACGTGATCATCAACACTCAGTCCGTGAGCCACATGCGTAACGGTGACAGTCTTGCTGCCGGATGTTGTGGCGTAGGCATTAGTCAGCGAGCTGGTTGTTGCCGAGTTCCACACAAACCGAAACAGCAGATTGTGATCCTCGCCGTCGCCAGAACCTGCGTCAGTGTTGACGAATCGAGTCTCGAATGGGCGAACCTGTAACGTGATCGCACCGCTCGCGTCGATGGCGACCTGATTCACATTCCTGACGTCTTCAGTGTCTCGCAGTACGGTTTTCGAGTTTGCGTCGTAGACCGTCAGCAGGATAGCTTCGGTCGCTGACAATAACTGATTGGCACCCGCTGCATCCTGAATCTGACCAACGTACTCGAAAGACGTCAGCTCGTTAATCTTCTGCACTGCCATTAAACGCTTGCTCCGTTCACTGACTCACTCGCAATCTTCAATCCGGTGTTAACGGACTCACCGCCAACACGTAGACCCAACGCTGTACGAGCCGGAATAACGAGCGTGGAATCTTCACCTTCCAGCAGTATTTGATTATTGCCCTCATGCAGCATCAGTCCGCCATCTTCCATCAGTATACCGTCCGGCATCCGTCAACCTCAAAACGAGTAATCAAACCGCCGAATATCATCGGCAAACTTTCGACCGACCAGAAACCTCGACCGGTCGTCGTAGTCATCGCGGTAATCGGGCCGACGTGGCGTCATATTGCGACACGGCAGCTCAATGCCTGGCAATCCGATAGCACCGCACAACTTCGGCCACTCAGTAGCAATATCTTCCAGCCGGATAACATCACTGACCAGTTGATTGCCGTCATTGCCGGCGAGGTATGTGTGAAACAGCCCCCGCCCATCCGTGCCATGTTCACCGCAAATATCAACAACGAATTGAGCGAACGTCTGCCCCTTAGCCCGGATCACCTTGTCTCGCCACGATCCTAGCTCGACGCCAGGGATAGGCGAATTTCGACAGAACCAATAGTCACTGTGAACCTGTTGCCACGGATTGCGGATCATTCCAAACGTATGATATTGACTCCAGACGCGGCCAACCTCTTCCCTGAAGAATAACTGCTTCAAGTGCCGTGCCGTCCAATGCTTCACCCGCCCGATCGAGCCGTCGCATTCAGCATAAGACTTCAGAGCAGCCGTCACTGAATCGCCCCCCGTCTTTGGGACGTGGATGAACGCGAACTTGTGTGCGTCGCTAATCAGCATTGATCCGCCTTCCATGCAATGGCCATTCCGGCTTTTTCGGTGACGATCAGACCGCAGTCAGCAACAGCTCGACGCACTCCTGCACCCCATCGGAAGTGTGAGTAATCATGCAGGATCATGACGCCCGTCAGTCGAGGCAGGACATCTTTGATTGCATCGATCATTGATTCGTACACATCACAATCGAGAAACGCAAAGCAGATTTTGCCTGGCAGCGATCTTGGCAGCGTGTCGCGAAACCATCCGGGATACACATGCACGTTCGCAGGTAACGTTTCACAGCCCGTTGCTCGGCAGATGTTTGATTCCAGCTTTGCCTGCGTCGTCTGCATCAGTCCGCCATAGCCTGACTCCTCTGGCAACCCCTCGAAGCTGTCATACAGGTGAAGTACACGATCGGTGCATGCCAGCCAATTCGCAAGCTGGCAGCTCGTGCTTCCTTCGTTGCATCCCGCCTCGACAACGTCGCCCGCGTGGTTCAATGCCTCGCGTAGCTCTTCGAAGATCACCGCGTGCTGCTCTGGTGACACCATCATTGCACGGACTCCAGTGCTGCCGCGACACCATTGGCGAACTCTGCACCCGGCAGAAACGATTTGTCGCGTTGCTTCAGGTATTCATGAGCCGACAGGATCAAATCCTCGTTGCTGATCATTTTCGCGACATCGCGAACGTGATCGAAATACAGCGGATAGTCCTCGCCGAGATACTCAGCAACAGCCGGATGCCGATTGACAATCAACGGCGTGTTGCGTGCAAGGCATTCGATCGTCACGTTGTTGGCAGACGCGTCGAGCACTTCCATGCAAACGACCGCCCGCCCAAGCAGGTAGTCGAAGCCGTCGTTGTCGATGTAGTCTAATTCGAGCACGTCGCCCGGATTGTGCTCCCGTCGGCCGCTGAATTCTCGATGACAATTGGCCTCATGTTCGATCATCGCCGGCCGGCGAGGCATTAACCGCGTCCGGTGTTGATCTGTTGCGACTTGGTGAATCAGTCGGACGTTTCGCAAGTACCAACCGCATTGCAGCAACCGCCGATGCTGCAACCATGCATCCGGCTGCCACTTTGTTTCGGGCACTTCGGTCGGGTGTTTCACAACAGCCGTTGGCACTTGCCAGTTTGCTTCGACCCAGTCGGCCACGTACTTTGACAAGCAGATTGCCAACCGAAGTTGCGGCATCGATTCGGCGAAGCCCGGCAGCGTGTGCAACTGGTCAAGCCGATCTTGCTGTCGCGTCCATTGTGGTGGGTTTGGCGGATGATGAACGATGCCCGCCCACGGCTGACGAATCGGTTCCTGGCGACCGCTGTAAACCCACGTCTGCTCGACGAAGTCGTCGAACAAAAGCGACGCCCGGCCAGAATGAATCGACCGCATTGCGGCAACAGCAAACGGCCACCCGCTGCGGTGATATCCCTCACCGATCGTTTGCGGCTTCCGCATCATGCACGCAACGCCGTTGCTTTCCCGTGCCGTGTGACTGTCGCACGTTTCGCATTCGGCGGGCGTGCAGACGCCCTTCACCCGGCAGCCGAACAGGCTGTTCGTCTCACGTGGTTTTCGGTGCTCACATATCGCTTGCATGGCATCGCCTGAAATCATTAACAAAGCTGCCGATACGACTATCCGACAAAGATTGCCGGACACCCGCCGCCGTCGATTGTCTTTGTGCCACTTGTTGCTGGATTTGGCATCGTTGCGGCGTATGTTTCACTCAGCTTGTAATGAGTCTGCCCTGTGATCGTTGCACCCGACCAGCTAATGCCGAGTTCACGAGTCAAGTTGGCTGAAGGTATCCCACTGATCGAGACAGTCGCCGAAGCCATTACCGCCAACCAGTACCACCCAGCCTCGACAACCTTTGAGATTGTTTCCTCAAAAAACCCAGCGGTGTCTAATGCAACTTCGCCTGACTGAACAAGCAACGCGTCAGGCCCGCCGTTGTCAGAATAAAGCCCCACGACTGCGGTTTCTCCGGCGTAGTTCGTCGCTGTCTGAAATCCAATCTTGGTCAACGTCACATCTGCCGGCACCCATACTGGCAAGAACAGTATTTTCCCTGACGGCAATGACTGCCCGGCGATGCTGAATCCTCCGACGTGTGGGACTGTAAACTTTGCGTCACTGAACAACGCAGCCGGCGAATTTGTGGCGGTACTACCTGTACCACTGTCTGCCCCGGCTGTCGTTTCCGTCCAGACAGCCGCTCCGGTACTCGCGTCAAGACAGACAAACTCTTTGTCGAGCGTCACATTGACCCATCGACTGCCGACCGTGTAGCCGTCGGCCGAGTCGTCACCAACGCCGGGGGTGGTCGTCGCTGTCAGATTGTACTTCAGTTCGCTCGTTGACCCACTGTCGATCAATGGCACGCCGGCGTAAGCGGACACGTCCGCCTCAAGGCCGCCGCGTTCATGAGCCAGCGTGCCAGACGTAACCTGACTGGCTGCGATATTGTCACCCGTCAGAGCAATCGTTCCGTCAGCATCCTGAACCGTCAGCACGCGAGTTGTACTGGCCGTCAGCCCGTCCACTTCCAGTCGCACAACCTTTGTTGTGTCGACAGACCCTTTTGCGATGCCGGTTGTGTCAACGACTGGCAGCGATGAACCAGCACCTGCAACCTCAGCGTCAACGTATGCCTTGACACTCTGCTGAGTCGGCACCTTTGTTGCCGAGTCTGACAGCATGTCATCCTCGTCAATCACCCAGCCATAACCACTGGCGTCAGTCGCTGTCGAGCTGATCAGAGTCGCATCGCTGATGATTGCATTGATCTCAGCGAGCGTGTCGATATCTTCTGATTCGAGGGCCGTCAGGCCTGCAATCGCAGAATCAACATAGCTGACCGTGGCATAGGCTCCAAGGTCGCTGATCTGCGACTCGGTCACAGTTAAGCCAGTCTCGAAAGCCGATAGAGCGATCTTCTTGTTTGCTGGCGTTCCCGAAGGATCAGAAACGAACGTCAACAGGTCACTGGCAGACATACTACCAGCAACCATTTCAGTGATTTTTGTGTCAGCCATTATGAACTCGAACAATCAACCCAGAAAACAAGCAATTCACCATTCACTCGGACGGCCACGCCAATGGCTCCAGTATCCGCAGAGAAATCACGCGACCGATTCACAACCCACTCAGTGCGAGGCGTATCCGACGTGACCAGCTCCTGTGGTGTGTAAGTAGACCCGTCCGCTGCTGCGTTCGGTGGATTCGCAGGATCGCCGGCATACACCGTCGCCTTCGCCGCAGTGGCTCCAGTTAGTGGATCAGTGGCAACGTCAAGCGAGTCCTGCAATACAAAAAACAGCACCTGAGTCGATGGCAACGTGCCTCGTCGGTCAGCGTTACCGCCCCGCGGCATCGCCTCGACTCGTTTTGTTGCAGTGGCAATTCTTCTCGCACTGCGTCGATCAAACTGAACTCCGCTCATTCACCTCTGCCTGTTTTCTGATTGTGACAGCGGCGACAGAGTGTCTGCCAGTTTGATCGGTTCCAGAACAATAAACGGCAACCCCGGTGAGGCTGAATGTGGTCGACTACCATCTTCCGTGGTACGTCAATCCATTTGCATTCAGCACACACCGGGTTAGCCTGCAACCAGAACACACGCGCCTTCTGCCACTCGTAATTATAGCCGCGTTGATGTGCGGTCAGCCGCTGCCGAGTGGGCGTCGTCTTCACCACTGGCGTGCGTCTGTTGTTCTTGGGACTGCGAGCGATTAAACCCCCAGATTCGCATATGGTAACTCTGGCAGCACATTCCACGTTGTGTAATATGCGGCACCCGGCAGGGTAGAAGGATCAATCTGCAACCCGTTCACATCCAGTGGCACCGGATGTGTGACAGGCTCAGAATCGTGAGCAGCAGCACCCAGCTCAGTGCATGGAATCCTGTTGCCACTGCCATCAAGCTGATACAGACCTGTCTCCAGAACCTTCGGCTGCCAACCTTCAGGGTTGTACCGAAAAACGTATGTGTAAGCCCAATAAACATCGCCGCCCCGAAATTCTTTCGTGGCAGTGATCCTCACTCGCAGAGTGCCGGGAGCAGCTCCCTTGAACGTGTCCGAGTTCGTGGAGTTATTGTAGGCGAACGCGTCCGCTGCACTGAAAGATAGCTTGTTCTTCTTAATGGTCAGAGTCGGGAAGCTGTCCACCATCTCGATGGGGTCTTCGTACCGATCACCAGCAGTGTTGAGGATCGCGTTGCCGTCTCGATCCTCAGAAACAAACCGCGAGAAGTCGTCAAATCCCCACGACTCATCGACCTGCAACAGCGTTGGATCTTCCTCATCAATATCGTCGCTCGGCAGGTCGTTGGTGTATTTGCAGGTGATGATCCATACATTGGGGGCCGATGTCGGCTTCGCATCAACATCAGTGCAGAGCGAGGCAGCGTCTTCCGGGTGAGCGTTCCCCAACACCGGCACACCTGTCGCCGTTGCCACGGCGTAACTGCCCTCGTTCGCTGTCGTCTCAGCCACGAAACGCCGGGTATGGTCGCGTTTCTGAAAGATTCCGATCTTTGTAGATCGGTCCTCGTATTGTTCAGCAACAGTGATCGACATTAAATGGAAACAACCTCAACATCGGAAACATCAGCCATATCCTCAAGTAGATCGACCTGTTTCTGTTGCAGTGCGGTTTGCTTCTCCGCTTGCTTGGCAACCGTTTTCAGGTGATTGTCGCTGCTGCCTTTGATGGCTCGATTGATCACGTCAAACGCATCCTTGCTGCCCTTGAATGCGATACCCAGTGGATCGCGATTGCTTTTGCTTTCAGCAGCAGAGACACCCGCAGCACTCTTCGACGCATCAAAGTCGACTGCTCCGGCTGTCACGGCGGCCTGATCAGCTCCAGCCGCCATACTGCCGATATCCTCAAATGTGCTGTTCAGGAACTCCTCAAAGTTGCCGTTCAAGGCCGAGCCGATTTCTTCAATCTCACGCTGATAGTCTCGCTCATCAGCGGTAACCGTTCGCTGTGTCAGCTCCAGCCCCGCTGTCACGGTCTGCACACCATCAAGGAGCGGCACCATGTCAAACGTCAACGGAGTCTCACCCAGTGAGGTGACCGTTTCCCAAACCGCCGAGAACACGTTCCGCACGTTCTGGCCGATGTTCTCCAATACGCCGAGCGTCACTGCCGCCATGTCTGACCATATGCTGGTCCAATTCGTAAACAACCAGTCAAACACCTCGCCCATATTGGTGCCGAAGAAGTGCTGGATATCCTCACTCAGAGTTGTCATCGCAGATAACGCTTTGAGTGCAGCGAGTCCCGCCAGTGCTCCGAAATTATTCCACGCAAACTCAGCAACCGTAGCGAATGCACCCATCCATTCCATGAACGTCTGGAATCCAGTAATCATTGGCCCGCTGATGAAGTTGGCGGTGCCTTCAAGTGCCGCCTGCAATGGTCCCTGAAACGTCTGGAAAATATCAATCGCCATCCCACTGGCGGCACTTTGCAGCTTCGTGAATGCCCCCGATACGTTGTCCAACTTCTCCTCAGCAACCGACAGTCCGAATCCATCGGAGTCGTTGACCGATGCTGTCATCTCACGCATCCCGGCAGCACCTTGACGCATCAGAGTGCTGAACGCACCAACGCCGCGAGTGTCGAAGATCGCACTCATCGCTGCTGCTTTCTCGCCGCTCGCCATGCCGCTGAGTGCAGTATTGAATTGATCAACAATCGCAGGCAGAGTCAGGAAGTTGCCCGCCGAGTCAGTCAGAGAAATCCCCAACGCAGCCAGCTGCTGTGCCGCTCCTGCTGTCGGTGCCTGCAACGATGACATCATCGCCCGGAATCCCGTACCGGCTTTGTCCTCGCCGAGTGCTGTTGCGAGTGTTGCGATGATGCCGGACGTTTCACCCAGATCCATACCGAACGCCGTCGCGGACGCTGACGCATATGAGAGCTGCGTTCCCATGCCGCTGAGGCTGATTGAGCCACTGCTGGCAGCCTTCGCCAGACGATCAACCACACTGCCCATTTCAGCAGCCGGAATACCGAACTGGTTCAACGCAGCGGCGGCGATTGTTGCCGCTTCTGCCATCTCGATATCGCCAGCCGCAGCAAGCGTCAGGACGCCCTCAGATGCACCAAGAATCTGATTGGCAGTCAGTCCAGCCTTCCCCATCTCAGTCATTGCCGCCGCTGCCTGAGCTGCTGAGAATGACGTTGACGCTCCGAGCGATTCAGCCGTGTCTGAAAGCTGCTGGAACTCGGCATCCGTGCCGTTGACGAATGCCCGCACGTTACTCATCTGATTCTGGAATTCAGAACCGACCGATACGAGCTTTGCCATGCCCGCAATCAGACCGACCGGAGCACCAACAGCAGCAACACCAGCCCCGAGCCTGCCAATCCCGGCAGCGAACCCAGCGGTCAGGCCCTTCGCCTTCTTGAATCCCTTGTTCAGCCCGGCCGTGTTTGCTGTGACCGATAGACTAAAACCACCAATGCTCGCCAGTCATCACCCCACTTCAAAAAACGCCATCAGCGTTGTTGCAATCTCATCATCCGTCTGCCGTGATCGTCGCTTATATACCGGCCTGAAGTCGTCTTTCTTAAGTGCCCTGCCTTTGGACCGCATCGAATTCGCAACCGTTGCCGCAATGATTGCCGATTGATCCCAATCATCGCCCCACGGCTCAATCTGCCGGTATACGCGAAAGCGGATGAACTCTTTGTACGAGGTCATCCGCTTCGCCTGACTGACCGTGCAACCGAGAACGCGATAAGCGAAAAAACACCAATCGCGACCTTCAGGGCTTAGGACTCCCCCTCGATTTCATCCAACTCCTCATCGGTGACGTTGTTGAGTTTCTTTGCCGCCTGAAACACTCGGTCGAGTGCCCTGACGGACTTCTTGCCGAGATCAACCACGTCAGCCAGCGAGAACAGCCGCTGCCCCTTCTCGTCACATGCAGCAATCGCAACGAGTGACGCTCGAATGTTTTCGAGATTGAACCCACCATCTTTGGTCTGCCGCTCCGACTCCCAGAGATCCTTTTCGAATCCGCTGAGAGTCTTGACCCCAACCTCGCCGCCCCACTCTGGAACCTTGACCGTCTCAATTGACGAGTCATCCGCCGCCAGAATCTGCTCACGCGTGAGCAACATGATTACGCTCCCGGTGTATAGGTACGTTGACCAGTAAACTTAATCGTCACTGATTGCGACATCTTGTCATCAATCGGAACTGCTTCCTCAGAGTCAGTCAGGAATCCGCTGCATGCAATTGTCGCCGCAGTCGTTTCGCCCGACTTGAGCGGGAAAGTGATCGTGACCGTTTCGACTGCACCACTGATAGGCGGTGCAGTGTCCGTGTCGTAGATCAACTCCACTTCCAGCTCGCCCGAATCAATCAGCGAGGATGGCACAAACTCTTTATAGCCACCCGTTGAGCCGAAGTTGGTCACGTCGATAGCTTCGCGTGACAGTCCGCCGATTTTTACGTCAGTAATCTCAGCACAGAAACCCGATGAGAACGTGATAGCCGTTCCAAATCCAAGCGACGCCATTAACCCCCGTTAGCCAGTGCGGCTGCGAATTGTGTTTCGAGTGAATGAAGCCGCCCCTCAAGGAATGCCATTCGCTCCAGAAAATCCCCTGACGGCAGGTACGTCCTGCCGTCCACCTCGATCAGTTCAATTACATTTAGCTCACTCACGCCGGAAGCAGTGCGAACCTTCAAACAAACTGTGTCATTCATAATGGCTCCACGTGAAAAACAATGCCGTATTTGTTCCCCTGGTCATGGCTGCACCCAAACACAAACCAGCACAACTTTTCCAAATGGTACAGGTAACGCTCATAATCAGCCTTCGCAACATTTACTGTAATCCAGTGTCCCTTGGTGTCGTGAAACACAGACTCCAGTTCAATGCCACAGTTATCAGCAGCAATAGATGCAATCACTCCCATTCTTTTGCAGTCATCACACTCATCAGGCTCGCAACTGCGACAGTAGAAAACAGGCAAAGCGTTGGAGTCGTAGCAATCATCATTCATAATGCACCGAGACTAGAACGTTGACCGCGTAATAGAACGAATCTGCGTCTTCCGTTTTCTGGATCTTGTCATCACGCACACCATCAACAAACGTGGCATGAACAAAATGAGTCGTCAGCAACCCTCGGAACCCACTTAGCGAAGACTCAATGGCCGCTGCGATTGTGCGTGCTTCGCGGTATGTTTCTGCAATGCACTGATAGGTCACGTTGGCTTCTCTGGCACTGGCCACACCCGCAAACGAGTAGCTCGGCTCCTCGCTTGTCACTTCATAGATGACGTGCGGGTACGTTGGTGTGAATCGTGCTTTGTGCGGGTAGATGCGACTGGCAACCAGTCCAGACACTGTGCCATCCGCCGTCAGCCGTGCATACAATTCTTCATTGATCATCGTGTCACGCTCGCCAGGCTTGTCCTGAGTGCCCTCGCCATCGCTGACCTCGCTTTCGGAATACTGGCGGCAAGTGCGTCATCCATGAAAGACATCGCACGTACGCCGGGATGATTAACGCTTGAATATCGACCGCCAGCGAAGGACATCGATCGACCGTTCTTCGCCTCGATCACGTGCGGCGCAATGCCATGATGTAGCATGTACACAAAACGCGGATAATACGATGGGACGCCGACTAAACCGATCATCACCTTGCCGCCTTTTCTCACACGTGTGCTCTTTATGATCGATTTTTTTAGTCGCTTTCTGGGCTTCTCATCTTTACCCTCGACCCCCTTCGGCTTTTCAGTGCCTTCGGGAACTCTCATCACGAGTTCACGTTTCATAACCGTAGTTACTCTACTGACGGCTTTTTTGACAATTCTAGTACGGATACGAACTGGCATTGCGTCGAGCTTTTTTAACAGCTTACGAGTCCCGATTGCTTCGATCGTAACAAAACCGACCCCGTAGTCGCGGGTAGTGCCTGCCATCAATTCGCCTCAATCTGGCGAATGCGGCAGACATGCTCTCTGCCATCGTTATCCACATCAATCACATCGTGGATCTCGTAGTAGTCCGTACCAATCAGCAGCCGCTGATCGCGTGACAGGCCGCTCACGTATCTCACGCTCAATGTGTGAGTCGCTGACCGCTCGGCACGTTGCGAGCCGCTCATCGGCAACAGTAGCCCCTGACGCGTCGCCAGTGATGCCCATGACTTCACTTCCTCGCCGGCTGCATCCTGAGCCAGCGAGTAGCTTTCAAACGTGACGCCCACGTTAGCGCGCTCACGCAATACACTGCGAGGCAGCGATGTATCACGCTTTGGCCTGTACTTTACCATCGATGCACCCGATACGGTGCCAGCCACATGCGGAGCTTCTCAATATCCGGCTCACCGAAGTCATACAGCTCTTTCGCGTACTGCTTCACGGTTGCCAGTAGTTGGGCCGGCACAGTGGCGTAACCACACGTGAAACGCACAACAACCACATTAATGGAATCGTAGATAGCAGGCCATTGCTGGGCAGGCTTCAGGACAATCCGACTCACCCGCTCAGGATCGACAATATCTGTGGCATACACATCAGTCGGCAGCGTTTGTTCTGCGTTCGATGTGTCCTGATACTTAATACTCACCACCGACGCCACTGGCGACCGCGGCAGGTACAGCATCTTCGGGAACGCGTCCAGTGTGAGGTCGTACGTGGCAGACGGAAGTTGTCGCCCTGTCTCGTTCTCAACAAACTCACGACCCGCCGTAACGGCCGCTGCCAGCAACGCATCATCGACCGTGAACGAGGTGTCAATGCCGCAGTACAGCTTCAGCTCATCGACAGTGACAGGCTCTGTAATCGAACCCACCAGAGTCAGCCGGTTCTCGTAATTCCACGCGTCAGCCATTCACACCTGATGAAGAAAACTGACGGGCAGTCCGAACCCCGCCACCATGCACAACAACAATAAACGGACCACCCGTCAGCAAATGCCGGCGACAGGAATCGAACCTGCGTGCCACGAGATAATGAGCCTCGCTGGGAACCAACATCCCACGCCGGGACAAAACGCGGGACTGAATGGAAGGAACAAACCACCCAGCCCCGCAACACTCACACAGCAACAATTAGGCAGCGGCCTGAGTCAACTTGACGACTGGATCATCTCCAGCATTCAGTAGCTTGCCGTCGAACGCGTTGAACGCAACCAGACCATCCTGATCGTTCGCCCGGTAGAGTTCTTCCAGCCGGTAGATGCGAACCTGTTCGACAAGTCGAATCTTGTACGCACTAAGCTGGCCAAACAGGACAGTAATGGCACTCGCCGCAGCGGTTGCCATGTCGTTGTTGACAACGACCGGATACCCGAGCAACGTACTCGGAGCACCGGCAGTCACGGCACGCTGCCAGATGTACTGGTTGTCAGCGTCTTTGATCTTCCGCAGCAACTTGACAGTCGCATCATTGACCATGAACTGAGCACCAGCACGGTGAGCAACGTCAACCGCATGCTCCAGATCGATCAGCTCGTCAAAGGTGATCGCACCCGTTGCAGCGGCAGTCACACCAGCGGCCGCACCAACCGTAATGCCGGTTGCAGTCCCTGATCCGTCGCCAACCGTGCATTTCGTGTTGACCAGTCGCCCCAGCCGCTCACCAAACGCACGACCGATCAGCGGAATCAGATCGACGTCCGCATCACGCATCGATTCCCATGTCAGCTTCAGGATGTTTGACGATCCCTTGTAAGCCGACAGCGTCGTCTTTGCGAAAGTCGGATTGCTCGCCGAACCCACAGCACCTGCCTCAGCGACCATCACGCCAGTATTCGACGTGTCGTCGAACGTCGGCCAGATGAAGTCACGACCATTGGCAGTGGTAATCACCTCGCCCACCTGAGTCATTCCACCGAAGAATGTGAACGCCTCAGTAAGACTGGCAACCAGACGCTGGTTAATGACGTTACCGGCATCTCCCGAGCTGGTTCCGGTCGTCAGGTCATTGCGGAAGTTCGCACCACGACAAACGCCATTCAACATCAACGCTTTACCGTCGATGCCGAAAGCCTTCATTGCTTTGCGAGCTTCGTCGTTGACGTATTGCCGCGTTTCATCCCATTGCGAATCGAGCCAGCCCCGAATCGCCTTGTTCTCCAGCTCAGGATCGGCAAGCTCTTTCTTGCCAGTCCGCTGAACCGTCTCATCTCGCAGATCATTCAACTCGGAACTGAGAGCGTTGACGCTCTCGATCTTCTCGATCCGATTCTTCAGCTCACGATCCTGTTCAAACAGAGCGTCGAACTGCTGCTCTGCCTCTGCCGTAAGCTGATCACTACCAGCCGCGTCGAGAATCGCATTCAACTGATGCTCAATCTCGCCACGCTTCTCGCACAACGCCTTAACACTCTGACTCATTCAACTCCTTGCCCCTGCGGGCGATCAAAAAAACGTGTCCGCAGGCACTCAGCCACGGCACTGAGAAAAGACAGCAACACGCCGCCTCATGTTTTCCAGTTTAGAATCAACCGATTCCGCTGGCGTTTCCAGTTTGTTAATCAGGTGATCCGGGCACGACTTCCACCGATTTCGGATCACAGATGCATTGAGGTCACTGACGCCCTTGTTGGGCATCACTTCAGTGGCGAAGCCAACAGCAAACGCCTCATCAGCGTCGAAGTAAGTCTCGGCAGCCATCCAGTCGTTAATATCAACAACCGGCAACATAGTTCGCGAGTGGTACACTCCAGTGATCGTGTCGCGAACCTTGTCCATTGAATCCGCCATCGCTCGCATGTCGCGAGCGTTGCCCATAACAACAGTCCACGGATCGTGGATCATGAAGATGGCATTCTCGGCCATTGCGATCTCGTCGCCAGCCATTGCAATAAAGCTGGCAGCGGACATCGCAGCACCGTCGACTTCAACGCGAACTTTCGCGGAGTGACGCTTGAGCGTGTTGTAAATGGCCACGCCGTCATAGACGTCGCCGCCATAGCTGTGCAGACGCAGCGTAATATCAGACACTTCGCCAAGATCGTTGACGACCTTCAGGAAGTCCGCAGCGGTAATGCCGTCCCATCCACCAACGTCGCCATAGAAAATAATTTCAGCACGCTTATTGCTCGTCGACGCTTTGAACTGTTTGATTCAGCACTCCCCAATTGACCGGAATATGATAAACATCGCCGCCGTCAACAGGCTCCTCATTGTCACGCCTTCGCAGGTCGTTGACACTGTATTTGCCCATTTCACGATACTTGCGATCAGCCTCTGCCAGCTCTGTTAATGAGTGACGAATCAGCCCACGCCTATCGAACTCAATATAGTGCGAGTCAGCGTCTTTCTGCTGTTCTGTCAGGAGCTTTTCCATATACTCAAGCTCCCACGTAACGAGCCACGGCTCGATACATCGGTC